GGGAGTAGGTGCGGAGTGGTGGGGAGGGGGTGGGCTTTCCGCCTTCCGATCTTCCGGCTTTCCGGCTTTCCGCCCTCGCCTTCCGGGCTATCTGGGGGGTTAGGCGGGCGTTGGTAATCGGGCCACTTGCGCAAATGAGCAACGGAGTAGATGGGCGAGGTTTACATAATACGGGTAATGTAGTATGTTAGGTTATAGGTATAGAAGGTTGCAGCAGAGGGACTTACCTGCACCCTCCATTTTGTTGCGCATTCGCGCAGTTGACAAGGGGGTTCTCCAATGTCGATCATTCACCTATCGCGGTTCTCGCGGTACCCCCCCCCTTCCACAACCCCCCAAGCGTTACGGGCCTCGAACTCCCTTGGACGGTGTACGAGGCTTGCCCCAAGGCGATGGACGCCCATGGAAGGCCCCAAAGCCTACCGAGCGCAAAGCGCACCAATCCTTCCGGGCCTTGCGAGGCTCAAAAAATACTCTCCTCTATATTTTTTTTTTATCCACGCCAAATGGATGGGCACCGATCCCACTTCCGGCCCGCTGTACCTAGGGGGGCTCAGATTTTAAAAAGGGGAGGTTCTGCCTATGGACGAGTTGAGACCGTATCGACGGTTGGCGGCGGCGGTGATCTTACAGGCGGTATCGGATGCGCGGTATCTGCATCGGATCTTGGCGGCGGACCCGCTGGAGTTGGAGAAAGCGCATCGGGGTCGGGGCAGTACCTCGGCCCGTATCAAGCGCATCCTCGACGGCCCCGATCCGCTGGTTTGGCTACGGGGGGGGTCGGTGTATCACGAGGCGACGAGCCTGGACCCGGAGAGTTTAACGGATGAGCAGTGGTTGGCTTCTCACCCCACGATGGATTCTCCTGGGGGAAAGGACGGACGATGACGACGGTTAAGGCCAAGCCGAAGAAGAAGCGGCTGATCCGCAAGGGGGACGAGTACAAGCATCGGGGCGTCTTTCGGGACAACAAGTCCTTGAAGACCTACTTCCGCAAGGGTCCGCGTGTAGAGAAGGCGGACAATGTGATGGTCGAGGTCATCGAGCAAGAGTACTTGGTGCCGGAGACCGGCAAGCCCCTGGCCTTACAGGACCACCAGCGCAAGATCCTGAATTACTTCTTTACGCCGGTCAATGGGCAACTGCGGTTTAATACGTTTGTCTATAGTTGCCCGAAGAAGTCGGGTAAGACGGAGGTGGCGGGGGCTATCATGTATGCGTGGGCTAAGTGCTATGGGGGGGATTGTTATTCTATTGCCAATGACTTGGCCCAAGCCCAGGAACGGGCTTTCACGCGGGTGGTGGCTTCGCTGAAGACGTTGAAGCGCACCAACGAAGAACGCTTCGCGGAGGAGGTGGCTAGCGACTACCAGAAGGTGGTGGCGAAGCGGGACCGCGACGGCAACACCCAGATACATTTTGCCAATGGAGCTCGTATCCTCGCTATCCCCTGCGATCCGTATGGCGAGGCGGGGGGTATGCAATCGTTGACGGTCTGGGACGAGTTATGGGGCTATCGCCATGAGAACGCGTGGAAGTTATGGACGGAGATGCAGCCCCTACCGCGTGGGGTGGGCGGCTTGACGGAGTCGATCCGGTTTGTAGTGACGTATGCGGGGTGGTATGGCGAGTCGGAGTTGTTGTGGAACATCTACGACGAGGTCGTCCAGCCCGATGAGAATGGGCAACCTACCGGCCAGCGCGTCAAGCATATGGAGAACCTGCCCCTCTTTGTCAAGGACCGGACCATCGTCTATTGGGATCACGAGGCTCGGATGCCGTGGCATACCCCCGAATTCATGGAACAGGCGAAAAGCGACCCCGCCTTGAAGGGACGGGCGTCGGAGTATTTGCGTATCTGGGAGAACCGATGGACGACGGGTTTGGAGTCGTATATCGATATGGACCTCTACGACAAGTTGGTGGTGCGGGGTGAGGCGGAGGGGTTGACCAACCGCATGGAACACCTTGTCGCATGACAACGTCGGTGCAAGTAGCCCGGTTCGGGCCAGAGAAGACGGCTCATATTGAGGTGGGGGCCTACTATATTGTCCGGGGCACCGACAGTTTCGGGGCGGCGATACCGGAGCAGATGATCCGCGTCGAGTCGAAGCCCCGCTATCCCTTTGTGGCGAGTCCCAACCCGGTGGTTAAGGCCAGCGTATGGATGGTCTTGCCGGGCTTCGAGGGGCTCCTCCACTTCCAGCAGCATGACTACCCCCTCTCGTTGGTCAACGCCACCGACCATGGGACGGTAGGGTGGCACGATAGGCACCTCGAACGCGTCGAGCTCGCTCACCTGCTCCACCATCCCGACTACGGACTTCTGGCGCGGGAGATGAGTCTCCGGGGGCGGAGGATACGGCACCGATGAAAGTCAAACTCACCCCCTCCGAACTCTACCTGGCCGCGTCGGTGGGCCTCATGCGGCAATGCACCAACCTCCGCGACCGGAAGCGCAATCGCTTTGGTGCTGAACCCGGCCAGGAGTGGTCGATCCATATTGAGGGATCTTGTGCAGAGGCGGCGGTAGCGAAAGCCCTCAACACCTACTGGAACGGGGCGATAGGGCATCTTAAGGCCAAGGATGTGGGGGTGCATCAAGTGCGCTCCACCCCTCGTGATGATGGATCGTTGATCCTCCACAAGGAAGACCCGGACGAAGACCTCTTCATCCTCGTCACCGGCACGGCCCCCAACTACGAGTTGCGGGGGTGGATACAATGCTTTGAGGGTAAGGACCAGCGGTTCTGGCGGGCCGATAGGCCCCGTCCCGCTTTCTTCGTGCCCCAGGAAGACCTCCACCCCCTCGCCGCGATGGGCCAATCGTGAAGACCCGCGAGATGGAATGGCGGATTAGTCATCGGGGTGACAAAGTGGCGTGTGGCATCGCAGACCGGCATTACAGTCGGCAGAAGATCGGCACACCGCAGTTTGTGCCACCTGGAAAGTGTCTGGTGCTATTGACCCAAAAAAATGATGCTCTTTGGACTTCGTCTTGGCCGCTACCCGAATACACTAAACATAAGTGGAAGGGGGCATGGATCAACACTCTTTTTCGCAACGAAGGGTCGATCTTATCGTCCACACTCATACGTCAAGCGGTAGCGGCAACGCGCTGGAAGTGGCCCGATCCGCCCGAACAAGGCATGGTGACCTTCATAGATACGAAGAAAGTCCGCAAGAAACGCGATTTTGGCCGATGTTACCGCAAGGTCGGGTTCAAGCACGTTGGATATACCATAGTACGGAATTTGTGGGTTCTGCAATTGGCCCCAGAAGCGATGCCGGATGCTTGTCCACCTACCGAAACGCAAATTGAGCTCTTCCACCCCCTCGCCGCGATGGGCCAATCGTGAAAGTGGAACGCTAAATGCTCATCGAAGACCCCATCCTCCACATCGGCGTCGATATCGCCACCAAGCGGGACACCTCGGCCGTCGCGGCCGTCTACAAGCATCCCTTTCGGAACCAGTATCACCTGTGGGGCTGCAAGATATTCAAGCCGCCCGTCAACATCCATAAGACGGTGGTCGAGGTGCTGATCCACCTCCTCGAAAAGGAACGGGTGGCTCAGATACAATACGATCCCTACCAGTTTGCGTCGGAGGCGCAACGGCTGGCCGATGCGGGCTATGACCGGTTGGTGCGCGAGGTCAACCAGCAGACGGAGATGGTCGAGTTCGCCAATACGTTGGATGCCCACATCAAAAACGGCACCCTCCTCTTCTATCCGGATTCGGAACTACGCAGTCACTTCTCGTGGGCGTCGGCGCAGAATACGGAAAGGGGCTGGCGCATCATCAAACGACGCCAATCGCGGCAGATAGACGCCGTGGTGGCGATAGCCATGGCGTTGTCGGGGGCAACGGCCGACGTGGGGTACCTCAACCACCCCGTCTTCAACGAGGAGATCCATTCGAGGTCTTTAGTGGGGGTGCCGTAACCAATGACGGACTATGACTTGAATGTCTTAGCCTTGGGTGCGGGGGTTCAGTCTACGTGCGTCCTCCTCATGGCGAACGAAGGTCTCTTAGGAGACCCGCCCGACCTCGCCATCTTTGCCGATACCCAGTGGGAGCCGCCTGAAGTCTACACGCAACTCGAATGGTGTGTCGCGCAGAGTTCGATTCCGATCCATGTGGTGACGGCTGGCAACCTCCGCGCCGATGTCTTGAAGGTCGTCGGTCCTCCAGGGCAAAAAATAGGGCGGGTAGCGAACCCCCCCTTTTACGTGCGTCGAGCCGACCAGGAAGCGAAAGAAACGGGCTTGGCTCCCGACGACGGGGGTAAGCTGTTGCGTAAATGCACCAGCGAGTATAAAATAGAACCCATCCATAAGGAGATTCGCCGCTACTTGGGGTATAAACCGCATCAGCGGGTTAAAAAAAGGGTGCGCCAGTGGTTTGGCATTTCCATCGATGAGGCCTCGC